CAGTAACGCTCTGCATTCTGCATCATTGCCGGATTTGACATACTCTGCATAAGCATCGATGTACTCTTTTGTGTTTCTGATTTCCATATCAGACATTTTTCTTTCCTCCATACTTTCAACTTCTTTGCCGGTCTTTAAGGCTTCCTCGGCTTCCTTTTTCCTCTGTTCGACTTCGGCAAGGATTTCAGCCTTTCTTGCTTCCATTTCCTCGACCTCTTTCGTTAAGGATTCGATGTCGGCATCTTCACTCTTCAGCAGTTCTTCGATCTCTGCCGATCTTGTTTCGATGTCGGACATCTGCATTTCTTTGATTTCCATACTTATTCCTTTCTCAAGGTTTTGAGTTTTGCCATAAGATTCTCCTTCTTCTCGTTCAACAACCTTGCTTCTTCTTCTGCTCTTGCTCTCTCCGTTTCCAGCTCTGCGATAACTCCATCGCAATGCTTACGAGCAGAGATGATTTCGGTGTTGTTGTTCTGTGGCAGACTTACGGCTGAAACATCATAGAGCTTCCCAATGGCATCGATGCTTCTAATGTATGCACCATCATTGAAAGACATATGATCCTTGGCAACCGTGAAGCCGAAACTCATCTTGTCTGTATAGCCACCTTTGATTTCTTCATAAAGGTTTCTACCGATTTCCGTACCGCCCAGATAGGCACGGACTTTGAGACCATGCTCATCTGCTTCCAAGGTCATCGTTTTGTTGGATAACCTCGCAAAGACCCTTCCTTCGTGGTCATATTGGAGAATGACATCGCTCATGTCGGTGTTGTCGAATGCATTTCTGCTGACTACTTCCTTCACTTCGACTTCATCTCCGTTTCTGTCTGTTGTGTTGTAGAGATGATAAGGATCATCAAATGTTGTCGCATATCCTTCGACCATGTAGTCATCGGCATCTGCGACATTCATCATCATGGATCGGTATTCTCTGCCGTTTTCAATTTTCTTGTCCATCAGTTCCGTCATTGGAATCTCCTTCCTCTTCAATTGGTTTATATTCGCCCCTAATGTAGGCAACATCACCGTTTGGCAGCGGTGCATAGTTAAACAGTTCTCTTATTTCGTTGATCGTTAGGATTCCTCTATCCCCTAGGTCTCTCGCTACGGTCACTTTTGCCGTCTGTGACATATATTGCAGTCTGTTGGCATTGACATACACATGATTCCCAAAAGACCGCTCACGCTCCGTATAAATGGCTTTAGACAGAGCTTCGCTCAATGCGATGGCGAACGGTTCGATTGCAGAATTAAAAAAGGCATCCAGCTGATCGGAATCAGCCTTGCCTTGTATTACATCCTCGTTGATGCCGAAGTAATCGAAGATATTGTCTTTGATCATCTGCATCTGCTTTTCATCTGGCGTATAAGGTGAGTTTTCTAACTGCTTGATGTCTGTGTATGTGTTTGGGAACAGTAACAGACCGCCATTGCCGTTCTCTGCTTTCAAATTCTCTCTTGAGAATCTCATTCTCTCTTCTGCGAGATCTTCAGGTGCGGTGAAATTGCTCACCCTTGCCATGAATCGGTAAGAAGCGGAATTCTTGACCGCTTCCTCGATGCCTTGCTCATTGATGGCGATTAGATCCATCGTTGAACGTAAAGCATGATTTGATTCACCGAAGAAATCACTCTTGAATTGGTGCTTGTTCAAATAGGCACAACGGTCGAACTCAACGATGCCGGTTTGATTATTTTTGAACGTATAGCGAAGCCACAGTTTCCCCTTGGTGTCTTCGATCAGCTTCACTCGTTCCGGCAGAACAGGAAAGAACCCAATGGTCTCTAAATATTCGTTTTGCACCGGCACGATGAACAGATTGTTCGTACAATCCAGAATCGTGGAACACCTTGCCAAGAATTGCGGATAGGTCATCCAGTCATTCGGCTTGTGTTTGATTCTCGCTTTGAGGTTCGGTTGTGCTTCACCCTGAAGCTCGACCTTTAACTTTGAGATATGTCTTGCTTTTGCTTCGATTGCCGAACGGACTAAAGCCGATTCATAAACAGAACCGATGTGATCGTGGAAGATCGGTTCGTATGCGGTCAACAGTTTAAACTGTTCGGTGTTCTTTAGTTTTATTGGTTCTTCTTTAGGAAACAACCATGAAAATAAACCCATTAGGATCTCCTTTCGTTGGCTAACTGTCTTCCGATCTCTTCAGACCATTTCTGCCTAACTGTCATTGCACATAAAAAAGAAGCCATTCCATCTATGTGGCTTCTTTGCTCAATTTTGATAAGTCTGCACCGTTCCGTTTCAGCGTTTATCTTTAAAGCCGAATTGAGAAAATGCAGTTTCAATAGATCGTTATCACCGATATTGATTTTGCCGTCTTTCATAAGTCCTTCAGTCTCCCTTATGACTGACGTTAGATTCTCGCCTTGGTAGACATCATCCGTATGGAAACCGTACTGCTTCATATCGTTTATCAAATACTGTGAACTGTAACGGTCATAACCGACCATCAAAACATATATCTTGTATTTCTCGATCAGTTCCTTTGCCCAATTGAAACAATCCTGATAGTCAATGAAATTGTCTCCGCTTGGATATAGGAACCCTCTCTGTATGTAGGCTTGATAAGGAACATTGTCTCTTGCGGTCGCTTCTTCTATTTTGTTTGCCGGAAGATAGAATCTTGCGAATGTGTTTATGATTCCGTTCCGTTCGATCAGCAAGGTACAAGCCGTCAGGTCGGTAGTTCGTGAAAGGTCTATGCCCATGACGGCATAGCAGTCTCTAAAGTCTTCCAGTCTTAACGGTTCGCCTACGGTCTTGTTGATCGTTTCCGTATCAAGCCATGCAATACTGGAATTCTGCTTGATGCAGCAGTATTTTGTTTTGAACTCGGCTTGTTTGCTCAATGATCCTTCGGCAATAGCGATCTCATCGAGCATATAGTCAATGGAAACACTTACCCCAAGGTTCGGCATCGACTTTTGAAGTTCGTTTATATCGTTCCACTTTGTAATGTCATCAATCTGGTAGATCAAAGGAAACAATCGTTTCTCATTGGATTCGCCTTTAAGGAAACGAGTCGAACGGACAAACAGTTCATCATAAATTCCATCGCTGATGTAGTTTGCCGTTGTTATTGATAGCAAGATCGGTTCTTCTCTTGCTCCCATGCCTGATTTCATGACTTCATACTGGCGAAGACCGTTCGATCCTTCCCACGCTCCGACCTCATCACTCACAACGAGCGAAGGATTGAAGCCGTCACTTTTCTTTGCACTAAATGCTATCTTTTTTACTGTTGAGTTAGTACCAGGGATGACCAGATCGGACATCCTGTGCCTTGCCATTGTCGGATCATCTTCGTTGACTCTCCGTTTGTAGGCATCTCTCTGTTCGCTCTTTTTCTTCTTCTCGATCCAGTCTGGATCTAAAGTGGTCATTGTCCATATGGCATCATAGATCAGGTCAGCCTGATCCAGTTTCGGTGCGACATTGTAGATCCTCGTTCCGAAGCCTTCGTTCTCCCAAATGTAACGAGCGATACACGCTGCGAGTATGGTCTTGCCTTGCTTTCTGGCCATGACAAGGAAGAACTCCCTGAAATGGCGTAGGCCATTGCCATCAACGATGCCGAACATGACAGATAGAAAGGCTTTCTGCCACAATTCCAATAGCATCGGTGTAGTGGCTTTCTTCCCTTCAATGTGATAGCAATGTTTCTCGATCCAGTCTATGGCATGGTCTGCTTTTGCCTTATCAAAATAAAAGGACTTGCTCTCAAGTCCTTGGATAATGTGGGAATAGATCTGTTTGATGTACTCACCGACAATAATTTTTCCGTTTTGAATCTGCTGGTAATAGGCAAATATGTAATTATCGGCAGATGTCTTTTTTACTTTAGCCATGTTTTTAAAAGTCGGTTTTTAATCTCCCAAGTCGCAATATATTTTTTTAAAGTAGTCCCACCGGTCTTTTAGCCGACCCATAAAAAAATTCATTGGGGGGATCACTTTGTGGTGACTCTACCCCACTCATCTATCGTGTAACGCCTATCCCTTCCGCCATGTTGCTGCCTGTGGTGTTCTCTGCACAAAGCTATAAGGTTTCCATAGTTCAGCGTAACATTCGGATCGTGAATGTTCTGCGGTGTGATGTGGATCTTGTGGTGAATCTCTTCTGCCGGTGTGATCTTCCCTTCCTTGTAGCACAGTTCACACAATCCCCCTACCATCTTCATGTAAGAGTTACGGCAGTCTTGCCATGCCTTTGATTTATAGAATGCTTCAGCGTATTTCTTCATACATTAAAAAAGGCAGAGAAGAAAGGGAGAACTCTGCCTGTTAGAAAAAGAAAGAATCCCTTTCCGAGATTCTTTTACAATACTAGATTATCACTTAATTCATGGAATATTTCACACGTTTGTTTTCTTCTTCCTTGCCGGTTTATCCTTGGTAAAGAATCCGAAGAACGGATCATCCTCAACGTGTTCGATCGTGTCCCATACTTCCTTGTATTCGTTCTGGTAGAGTCTTAACCATGAGTTATGTGAATTGATATATTCTATCTGCTCATCGGTCAATGTTCCAATCTTTACATATTCACCTTTAAGTTCGGCGAGGACATCGTTGCCCTCGATCTTGTAGTCCAGTTTGAACGGATAGTATTTGTAGATTCGTTCCCCTTCGTAGTCTTCCTTCAGTTCCTTGGCTGATAACTGATAGGTTTCATCCTCGTTGAAGTCTCGCTTGTAATACTTCACGAAGTCTTCGATTCTCTCTTGATCATCAGGATAGACCATTCCGTTGACTGCGATGGGTTTCGGTCTTTCCTGAATAGGTTCTTCCTTCTTCTTGAATAGATTGAATAAAAACATTGTGTTCCCTCTCTTTTTCTTCATGATACCACTAGAACAGAGACATTTGCTCGTTGGCTTTGTGTGACTCTACTTTAATGCCGTCCACTCTGTACTTCCTTGATATTTCCTTCAGACAGTCGGCATTGGTACAGTTGTGGTCTTTCTTTCTGCATCGGTCACACATATCGACTCTTCCGTAGAAAATATCATCATGGAGTTTCTTTATCCCTCTAATTGACTCCCTCGCTCCATTTAAGGCGTTCTGCCAAGCGTTTCGCTCTTGGTTGGACAATTGTTCATCCTCTAGCTTTTGAAGGCACAGAGACTCTAATTCCCATACTGTCATAATAACGATAACTGTTCCCTTTCCTTGTGTTTGAAACAATACCTTTTCATCATCTTCTCTGCCATTGAAAGAGCTTCTTCTTCCGTCATGTTTCCGCTTGATACACCGCCAATGATTTCAAGTGTCTGCTCTTCTGCCATCACCGAATATCTGTGAGGTATTGCGAATGTGAAACCGATCCTTACTTCGCATCCGACCTTCTTCTGTTCGCCATGATGGTTCGTGAGAATGTTATTGTTTGAGAATATCAACCGCCCAAGGACATCGGATTCCGCCTTGCCGTAGTAGTGAGAAAACAATTCCTTGAATGGGATCTGCCATTCTGTATATTTTGCATAGATCTCTTTGTCCGTCATATTATGAACTCCCTTATGAATCTGTTGGCATAGATTGGCGATATTAAACTTCTTTCTGTTTTGCCATTGATACCGCCATCTTCCACTCTTGCCGTTATTCGTTTCTGCTCATTTGGGTTTCCGTAGGCTTCAAAGATCAGATTGTTGCTCGGTTCTCTGTTGATGAACCAATATTGTGTAGGCTTCTTGAAATAATCGCCCCTGTTTCTTCTGTCATCATCTATCACTTTTGGTTTTACTGCCCAATAACGAGTCAAGTAGTGTTCCTGTGAATATGGATTTTCTATGATAAGAGGAATATTATTCCACACACACACACACAAGTTTGCTCACAAGCATATACAGTTCATGCAGTTCCGTATGCAGTTTCATGTCATACTTGAGTTTCTTTTCAATGCTCCAATCTTTTATGCTCTTCATGTTGCCTTGAAAGTGCATATAGATTTGATTGCTGAACCTAAC